GTCTAGAAGATACCACCAAACGTCACTACATGAAGCCCCTTGATCCTAAGTATGTGGAAGAGATGTCTAAGGAAGGCTTTGACCCCCACCTTAATCTTGCACTATTTGCTAATGCTGTAACCCAAGATCAGATCGACAAATACAACGAAGGGAAACTTGACCTGAAACCCCTTCGTAAGAAGTTCAAGGCTGCTAACTACTCTTGTATCTATGGCGTAGGTAAAGCTAAGTTGGCTAGGGGTTTAGATATTCCTGTGAAGGAAGCAGAGACGTTGATTGAAGCCTACTGGAAGCGTAACTGGTCTATCAAGCGTGTCTCTGAAAGTCAGAAGATCAAGGTTATGAAAGATACCATGTGGCTACAGAACCCTGTCTCTGGCTTCTGGCATAACCTTCGTTCAGAGAAAGATGCCTTTAGTACACTTAACCAAAGTACAGGCGTCTTCTGCTTTGATACTTGGCTTTACTTTACTAGGACACTTGGTCTTCCTGTGGCGTTTCAATTCCACGACGAACAGGGTGTTCCAGTTAAGGTTGGTGAAGAGAAGATGGCTAAAGAAATCCTTAAGGATGCGATTGGCTACGTCAATAAGAAGCTAAAACTTAATGTGCTGCTGGATGTAGATGTCCAGTTTGGCGATAACTACGGAAAGGTTCACTAAATGCGTAAGGCAAGAGAAATAACGAAAGAAGGAGAAAATTGGATTAAGGATAATCTTCGGTATGATCCTGAAACTGGAGATTTTTGGTGGACTAAGCAAATTAGTGGGAGGGGTCATAAGCGTGAACTTAATCGACCTGCTGGTTGTGATTCTCTCGGCTACTTAGTAATTGCTTTAAACGTGCTTGGTTATAAAACTACGCTTAGTTTGCATAGAGCAGCTTGGTTTTTTTATCATGGTGTGTGGCCCAAAGATTGTATTGACCATATCAATGGCGTTAGAAATGATAACCGTGTAGTAAATCTTCGAGAAGCAACAAACGCAGAAAATCTAAGGAACCGAAAGCTACAGGTAGGTGGAAGTTCTAAATACAAAGGGGTTCATTGGTTCAAACGTGACTGTAATTGGCGAGCAAGGATTACGATAAGCGGTAAGCGAATACACCTTGGCATCTACCATAACGAAGAAGAAGCTGCACTGGCCTACAATAAAGCTGCACTAGAATATTTTGGTGAGTATGCCAAAATAAATATCATCGAACCCCTTGACACGGGTATGACCAACACCTATATCAGTTCTTCTAGCGGGGAACTTACCTGCTAGATTACTAAAATCCCGACAACATTCTAGCCACACAGGGTTAGATAACATCATAGGAATACAGAGAAAATGACTAAGTATACTGAAGTTACAACCGTTGGACCAATCGAATGGGCGCGTATCTTTGAAGATAATCGGGATATGCAGGGGTACGAAGGTATGTACGCCGAATGCGATGGCGCTTACACTATGGTCCAAGTCTTGGACAAAGCACAGTTCGAGAAGCTAAAGAAGGCTGGTTCTCAGAAGAAGCCCATTGGAAAGCGTTTGATGGATGGTGTGATTGCAATCAAGTTTGAACGTAAGCATTTGGTGAAGACCCCCGATGGCAATGCTATTGAGAAAGCTGGTGGCGCTCCTAAAGTGGTTAATGCTGCTGGTGTTGTTTGGGATGCTGACGTTGATGGGCTTATTGGTAATGGTTCCATTGCTGAAGTTACTAACCTTCTGACATCGTTCAAAGGTAAAGATGGCACTAACATCTGCCGCACTACATTGACTAAGGTCAAGATCATTGACCATGTAGTCTATCAACGTGAAGAGGAAGCAGCGTAATGGATTTCACACTTATCGCAGACGATGGTAAACGCCGTATCACTGTTGCCCATGATGAAATGGACTATTTGCCTGACGTTCTGGAAGTCTTGTTGAACTTCCTTCAGGCTTGTGGCTATACCTATGTTACTAAACTTGGTGTAGTGCAAAGTGATAATTCGGAGCGTTGGACTGAATGACAACAATCAACGCTAAACTTGTGGCCCTCACCCAACCAACTATTGAGGTGGGGGTCAGTGGACCTGAAGCACTTGTGGCGTATATTGCAAGGCTTTCTAACCCTGAAAACCGAACCAACCCTGAGTATGAAAATCTCTTTGCTTACTGTGCTAAGAACAAGCATTGGTCAATCTTTCAAATGGTCAATGCTGTTGTTGAAGTAGAAGCACCACGAGACATTACCCGACAGTTTACCCGACATGGTAGTTTGTTCACTATTGAGGGGGATGTTGTCCGCGAAGAAAAAGGTTTTGATACAAGCCAAGGGGGTATTCAAGAGTTCAGTCAACGATACTCTGATCAGATTGAGTTTACTGACCGTGAGTATCGTAGACAAGATAGTAAGAATCGTCAAAACTCTACTGATGATCTTGACGAAGATACACAAGATTGCTGTAATACAGAGGCGTATGATTATAGACGTTCAGCAGAAATTATGTACCATTGGATGCGTAAACAGAACGTAGCTAAAGAATGTGCCCGTGTAATCCTTCCCGAAGGGCTTACCATGTCTCGCCTATACGTCAATGGCACACTACGTTCTTGGATTCACTATCTTGATGTTCGTGACGATGAAGGTGTTACGCAATGGGAACACGTTGTCCTTGCCCGTAAGATCAAGGAGGTCTTGCTGCCAGCTTTCCCAACCGTCTTTGGTCTATTGAATGGTGACACATGAAACTTCTAATCGACATGGACATTATTGTCTACCATGCAGCACTGTCTTCTGGTGGCGATAGTCTATCTGGTGTGGTTGATAAGCTAAACGACATCATGGAAAGCATCCTTGACGCTACAGAGGTTCCCTGTGAGTATCAAGGGTATCTAACTGGAACAGATAACTTCAGGCATGAATTGTCAGACATCTACAAGGCTCACCGCCCAAAGGATAAGCCCCTCTACTATAAGTTTGCCCGACAGTACCTCATCGACAATTGGGGTGCTATCGTAGTGGATGGGCAAGAGGCAGATGATGCTATCGCTATTGAAGCCACAAAACTAGGCTTTGATAATGTTATCATCGTATCCATCGACAAAGACTTCAAGCAACTGCCCTGTTTGATCTACAACTACCAAAAGGGAACTTGGCATCAGTCAGATGAATGGCAAGCCTCTGTCAACTTCTATACTCAAATCCTCGTAGGTGATGCCTCAGATAACATCAAGGGTGTCGTTGGGATAGGTCCAGTAAAGGCTGCTAAACTCTTGCTTGATTGTAAGACTGAGCAAGACCTGTATCAAACTTGTCTTAAAGCCTATGAAGGCAACACTGAGGAAGTCCTAAAGAGTGGGAGATTGCTATGGCTACGTCGAGAAGAGGGCCAAATGTGGGAACCCCCAAATCTCTTGGATATAGATCAGGTCTAGAAGTAAAGGTAGCCAAGCAACTTGAAGAAGCTGGTGTCAAGGCTGAGTATGAAACCACAAAGATCAAGTATCGTGTGGAAGAAGACAGAACCTACACGCCAGACTTTGTTTTGCCCAACGGTATTGTGGTCGAGACTAAAGGTAGGTTTGTCACTGCTGATAGGAAAAAACACCTACTCATCCAGAGGCAACATATTTTCCTTGACATCAGGTTTGTCTTCAGTAACTCTAAGGCCAAACTTACTAAAGTCTCTAAGACTACCTACGGGGATTGGTGTAAGCAACACGGGTTCCTTTATGCTGATAAACTTATCCCGAAGGAGTGGCTAGATGAAGATGACAACTAGGGGGCTACCCATCATAGGTGATACAACAAACCTATCTTGGGTAGGCCGTAATGACTATGAACAGATGCTTGAAGAGTACGGGGTTAACCCCACCCGTAAAAAGCACGGGAATACGTTTGAGGCTCGTCACTATAACCCTAACCATCAGGCCGTTTGCCTATTCACCACTGGTGGTCACGAAGAAAATAACTATAAAATGCTCTTCTTACACATGATACTTGACTTAGCTATCAAAGGTCATTGGTTGAAGGGTTGGTCAAAAGATGTTGTGTATCCCATAACAAATCAACCTAATGAAAGTGAAGTTTCTTATGTATATCCAGAACATCTAAGGAAAGATGATGAGTAAGGTGTTTGAATTAGATAACGACATCATCATCTGGGGTGTTGTGGTTGGCCCCTTTGCAAGCCAAGACCTTCCTGATTGGGAGTATGGTGAAGATGGTTGGATGCTAGTCTGCCAAGTGGAGAACTCTTATGGTGGTTTAGAGGTTCAGGAACTGCCCTTCCACACCTTTGATGATGCCTATGAAGTCGTGCAATACTTCCGTCATGGTCGTGCGCCCTATGTTCTAGAGGTTCTAACAGAATGACTAAAGAAGAAAGACTTGCTTACCAGAAGGAGTATCGTATTAAGAATGATAACCTCTGTACAAAGAAATATGAAAAGACTAAGCAAGGTAAACTTGTTCGAACATATCGAAATATGCAGACCAGAGTGTGTGGCATCCTAAAGACAAAAGCACACCTATACGAAGGTCTGTCCCTGTTGGAGAGAGAAGACTTCTACAGTTGGTCCTTGAATGATCAGGACTTTAACCAACTCTTTGAAGACTGGGAGACTTCTAATTATGACAAAAAACTCTCACCGTCTATTGACAGGATCAACACCTCTCTTGGTTACTCCTTAGAAAACATGAGGTGGCTAACACACTCAAAAAACTCTCGCCTTGGTGCAATAAACAGGTGCAACAAATGACTAAAACTGCAATCGTGTGGTCCTGCGGCCACGCCAAGCCAGAAGTGTCTAACGAACGGTTTAGTTGGTTGGGTCGCTTAATTGAAGACATCAAGCCTGATTACACTGTTGATCTAGGTGATGGTGCGGATATGTCTAGCCTTAACTCCTTTGATACCCGCTATCCCGCCGCTATTGTCTCTCAAAGTTATGAGAGGGATGTTGAGGCGTATAATGAATCCCAAGATCGTATTTGGGGTCGCTATAAGATCAGTAAGAAGAAGCGTCCACTTCGGATTGGTTTTGAAGGAAACCATTGCAACCGTATCAAGAAGGCCATCGCAACTGACCCTCGCCTAGAAGGAAGTAAGTATGGAATCAGTTTTTCCCATCTCCAGACCGACTACTGGTTTGATGAGTATCACCACTATCATAATGGAGGCCCGTCCATTGCTGACTACGATGGTGTATCGTATGCTCACTATTTTAGCAGCGGTAATTTTGGTTCAGCTATGTCTGGTATTCACCATGCCTACGGGCTTATCCAAGCTAGGAACAGTTCTTCTACTTGTGGTCATAGCCATAAACGCTCTCTTTACTTTAAGGACGGTTCGCACCCTGTTGGGATTGTTGGTCTTGTTGCGGGGTGTTTCAAGTCTGCTGAAGAAAAGTGGGCAGGACAATCCAACAATGATTGGTGGAAAGGTGTCGTGATCAAACGTAATATCTCTCAGGGGATGTACGAGCCACAGTTCGTCTCATTAGAGACTTTGGAGAAGACGTATGGGAAAGCGTGATCCTGACAAGTTCGAGAAGAAACCTCGTGACGCTTACTTCACCATAGACCCTGCTGCTGTTAATGTTCTACAACCGCATCTAAATCTTTGGTGGCCCTCTTTCATCGAACCTTGTGCTGGTGGGGGAGACTTAGCTAGGGCACTTGTTGACTGCAAGATGCAGTGTGAAGCTATGTTTGACATTGAGCCACAAGCAATCGGGGTGATCCAGCGTAACTGTCTGACACTGAACGAATGTGATGTTGATCTTGCTGATCAGTTCATCACTAATCCACCCTTCACTTGGAAGGTGCTACAGCCCGTCATGGACCACCTGATTAGCCTTCTACCCACTTGGCTACTCCTACCAGCGGACTATATGCACAATGTCCGTATGGGGACTTACATGAAGCAGTGTGAGAAGGTGGTTAGCATTGGTCGATTATATTGGGAAGAGAACAAGGTCAAGGGTGTAGACAACTACTGCTGGTATCACTTTAACAGAGACCACGAAGGAAAGACAGAGTTTGTTGGACGATGAGTAAAGAACAAATCAAAGCCCTGATCGAAACCTACGGATACGCTGGTATCCTTGCAGACCACAACTTGACTTTGTGGAAAACCCTAGAAATCCTAGATGATCTGGGATACATCTTCCTTGAAAGGTATGAGGATAAAGAATGAAGTTCCCCTTCTTGAGTATCTTGACCTTGATCCTAATCACCTTGAAACTGACAGATCAGATTGATTGGTCTTGGTGGTGGATTTGGTCGCCTATCTATGTCCCTGCCCTGATTGGTCTTGTGGCAGCAACCTATCTATGGAGTAAGAGCAATGGCTAAGTGGAAGATTTCTGGTGAGTATTCACGTTCACCAAGTGACATGGTAAAAGAGTTTGCTAATGTAACTGGTCAATCTGGCACTCCTATGCTCTATGACAACTTGATCACAGAAGAGTACAGTGAGTGGTTCAAAGAAGAGCCACACACAGTGAATGACCTAAAGGAACTGGCTGATCTGGTCTACGTTATCTATGGTTATGCTAATGCTTGTGGCTATGATCTGGACGAAGCTGTTGTCCGTGTTCATCAGAACAACCTTGGTCGTTGTATCCAGCCAGATGGAACTGTTCAGCGTAGATTTGATGGTAAGATCATCAAGAACCCACAGTATCCACCTGTAGTCTTGAGTGATCTACTATGAAAATCTTTGGATGGACACTTTTAGATTGGCAATTCTACCCCAGCTTCTCGCTTTCGGTATCTAACCACAAAGACGAAGAGTTTGGTTGGACTGAGCGTTACATCTGTATCGGACCTATTCAAACAAGGTGGTGTAGCCTATGACAGTGCAAGAACTGATTGACACCTTGATGAAGATCAAGGATAAAGACAAGCCTGTGGTTCTCTCTTCGTGGTCTGTCCGAGACCCTTTCCACATCAAGAAAGAACTACAGTCAAATATGCTTATTGACCAAGCACACAAACTTAACATTCTATCGGAGTAATAATGACACCACGGAAAGCCTACGATGACCAACTGCGACATTCAGATAAGAGGGGCATACCTTGGCTTTTTACATATGACACTTGGCTAGAGTTGTGGCTTCTTTCTGGGGTCTGGCATCTTCGCGGAAGGAAATCTGGTCAGTATTGTATGTGCCGTTATGGAGACACAGGGCCGTATTCTCCTAGAAACTGCTTTATTGATCTGACAGATAACAACCAGCAAGGTCGTTGGGAGAATGTCAGGAAAGTAGCACGGGAGAACCACTTGCAAATACTAAAACTGTGGCTTGGTGGCAACTTAACTCAATACGAAATCGCAACAATGTATGGGGTAGATCAATCCCATATTTCAAAGATCATTAAAAAATGTAAGGAAGCCTACCTGTGAACAATTATCTTGGGAATGACTATAGGAACTTTATCCATACCAGCCGCTACGCCCGTTGGATTGATAGCGAGAATCGTCGAGAAACTTGGGTAGAAACAGTGGGACGCTATATTGAAAATGTGGTAGTTCCAAAAGTACGTGATGAAGTTATTCTAGATGACATCGAAGAGGCTTTGCTTAATTGTGAGGTAACACCTTCGATGAGAGCCTTAATGACTGCTGGTCCTGCACTGGTGCGTGACAATACCGCTGCTTATAACTGCGCCTATATGGCTGTCGATGATCCTAAAGCCTTTGATGAAGCTATGTTCATTTTGCTCTGTGGCACTGGTGTGGGCTTCTCTGTTGAACGTCAATACATCAGCAAACTCCCTGATGTGCCTGAGTTGATGTTCAAGAGTGAAGACACTATCATCGTGGCAGATAGCAAAGAAGGTTGGGCTAAGGCACTTCGTAAGGTCATTGCCTTCTTGTATGCTGGTGAAATTCCTAACTGGGATGTGTCTAAGGTTCGTCCTGCTGGTGCTAAACTTAAGACCTTTGGTGGTCGTGCATCTGGTCCTGCACCTCTGGTCGAACTGTTCAACTTTGCTGTCAATATGTTTGTCAATGCTAAGGGTCGTAAACTGTCTTCGATGGAATGCCACGACCTGATGTGTAAGATTGGCGAGGTAGTGGTTGTTGGTGGTGTACGTCGATCAGCAATGATTAGCTTGTCTAACTTGTCTGATGATCGTATGCGTCATGCTAAGTCAGGTCAGTGGTGGGAAAAGAATGGTCAACGTGCGTTGGCTAACAACTCTGTGGCATATACTGAGAAGCCAGACATGGAAACCTTCATGCGCGAGTGGCTGTCCTTAGTTGAAAGTAAGAGTGGAGAGCGTGGTATCTTCTCCCGTCCTGCCTCTAAGAAACAAGCAGCAAAGAATGGACGAAGAGATGCGAACTATGATTTTGGAACTAACCCGTGCAGTGAAATCATTCTTCGCCCACAGCAATTCTGTAACCTCACAGAGGTCGTGGTCAGAGCAACGGATACACTTAAGGACTTGGAGGAAAAAGTACGACTAGCTACCATCCTTGGTACTATTCAGTCTACCTACACCCACTTCCCTTATCTGCGTAAGGTATGGAAGGACAACACTGAAGAAGAGCGGTTGTTGGGGGTTAGCCTGACAGGTATCATGGACAACGAGGCTATGTCTGGTGGCATGGACAACTTTGCTCTGGCACAGTGGTTCACAGGCAAAGAAGAGATGAACCTTGCAGCTATCTTGGAGAAACTAAAGAATGTCGCTATTTCTACTAATGCTGAATGGGCTAAACGCCTTGATATCCCTGCTTCTGCTGCTATCACTTGTGTCAAACCTTCTGGCACTGTCTCCCAGCTTGTCGATTCTGCTAGTGGTATTCATGCTCGTCACAGCAGTTACTACATTCGTACTGTGCGTGGCGACAACAAAGACCCTCTGACACAGTTTATGAAGGATCAAGGTATCCCAAGTGAACCTGATGTGATGAAGCCTGATGCTACTACAGTGTTCAGCTTCCCACAGAAGTCACCAGAGGGTGCTGTTACACGAAATGATATGACGGCCCTTGAACAACTAGAACTATGGCTTACATATCAACGACACTGGTGCGAACACAAACCTTCTGTGACTATCACTGTCAAAGATGATGAGTGGATGGAAGTTGGTGCTTGGGTCTACAAGAACTTTGATGAGGTATCGGGTGTATCATTTTTGCCACACTCTGATCACACATACCAGCAAGCACCTTATCAAGACTGTTCTAAACGTGAGTATGAAGAAGCCCTTGCGTTGATGCCACAAAAGATTGATTGGTCTAAGCTAAGTGACTATGAGACTGAGGATACTTCTAAAGGCACAAGTACATTTGCTTGCGCTGGCGGATCATGCGAAATCGTTGATCTAACGTAAAGGAAAGCAGATGTTCTACGTTCTGACCAAAGAAGATTGCTCTTGGTGTGATAAGACCAAGTTCCTCTTAAACAAGAAGGGTGTCCCTTACGGGGCATTC